ACACCACCGCTGGAACCATCACCATCAAGATTGACTTTGCCAGAACCGTTAGGCAATAAATCAATATCTCTGTTACTACTTGACACAATGTCTCTAGCTAAAACATCTAAGTCACCGCCCAACTCAGGACTCGTATCTCCTACCACATCAGACAAACCCCCACCAGCAGTGCCGTCTGAACCGCTGTAACTAAAATCAACACGGATGCCATCAGTGTTGCTAAACGATCCATTGGATGCCAAATGTCCGACAGGAACCTTAGAGTATCCTGATGCGTTTGTGACTGCGCCTGTCACTTTAAAAAGCGCAAAAGTTGCCGGCGTACCCTCTTTTTCAATATGAATAATGCCTCTGGCTGTCGAATTGACAGCATCATCGAAGCTCTGCACAAACGTAGATATAGTTGCGCCATTGTCATCGACATCATCAAAGTACATTTCAGTGACGGATGCGACAGTGCCGTTGTTCAACGCCAGCTTGCCAGAGCCGGGGTCAGCGTCTGAGGTACTGTTGCTAAAAGTCATTTGCATACCAGCAGAATTGCCTGTTGCGCCTGTGTTGCCAGTGACTAGGCCAAACGCTAATGCAAGCGCACCAGAACTGGCTGTGTAGGTTGCTGACGCTGTAGGAGAGCCACCAGCCGACACTGCCGATACAGATGCGGTTACGGTGTCAATCTTGCCCTCAGTAACCGTCAAATCGCCGCTGCCGTCGAAACTTAGCAGCTTGTTAGCTCGATCACTGCTTGATGTTGTAAACTCAGATGTTGCAATTACGTTGGTTTGCGACACCTTCAATGATCTGCCCACGGCTTCATCAAGCTGCTGCGTGATCATTGTCAGCCGGTCAAGCGCATCTTCATGGCTTTCTGCCGGAAATGGATCGTTGGCAACGTAATCAGTTTCTTGGGTTAGGGTGAGATTGCGTAAGATCACAACAGTTTCACCGTTTGCCGGGCGTTGATCTGTATTGCTGAAATGCGCGTCTGATGCATTACCAGTGTTGAATTTGAATAAAACATTACCGCCGCTGTCGCTACCAGCCCCGGTAACCACATAATGCGTGTTAAGTGTCTTTGTCGTTTCTGTGCCGGTGGCAGATCTAATGATGACTAAAAGATCAGTGTCAGCGAAAATCTTGAAACCATACGCAAAGCTATGCGCGGTTCCATTTGCCGACAAGCTGGCTTTTGTGGTGGTGCTAGATACTGTCATCTCATACCCCTATCTTTAAGCATCTGTATAGCTCTCGCTGCGCGTGGCAATCTGTCATTCTCAGGTATACTCATCAGGCGAGGCCAAGCAGCTTCAAAAAATTGATCGTTAAGAGATCTGATAAGTGAGCGTTTTTCTTTGTTATTTGCCTTGCGATACCTTGGATTAGTTGGCCGCATCAAAGCTTCTAATGCTTGGTTATATGTAACAAAACCCATGCCTTTGACCCTCACCCGAACAGGGTTTTTATCTAAGCCTTCAAGATTCATCGGCATATCATCTTTGTTGCCTTTAGCAAGCCAGACAAAATTGCTTTGTTGCAACGGTGTAAGGGCAACGCCTTTGTATTCTTTTGGCGCTTGTGGGATAGGCCAATCAAGCCGTATTAGCTCTTTCACATAGTCAGGCTGCGCCTCAGATGAGCTGATTGTAATTGGCGATATTGCATTCCACAGACGAATGTTCGGCGCTTCTTGAAATGTTGGGCCGTCAGTTTTAAGTCTGCCCAGCGTATCGTATTGAGGAATTTCAGCGTTTATATCATCAACAAATGGGTTTGTTGCAATGGCTTGATAGCGCCAGTTGCTCATAAGCTCTGTAAACTTCAAACTCGCTTCTGTTTTAGGCATACCAACCAAATCAAATGGATAGCTGCCATCTTGATTTGCTTTTAGCACACCTTGATCAGTTAGGGTGCGTACCTCATCAATAGTGTATATTTCAAAATCTGCACCAGCTTTTGTAATTGTGTTGTCACCAACACGCTCAATGGTTCTTGTCAAAGCTGACGCTGGGTTTGGCACACCCGGCACTAGATTCATTGACCCCAGTGGGCCTGATGTCAAATAGTTCGCATCACCTTTTGTCATAGCTGATATGACATCTGCCATACCTTTTAAGAACGGCAATTCTCTAAAATATCCCATGCTGGCAAGCACAGCGCCAAAATACACATATTGTCTTTCTTCCGCAGACGTAGCCAACGATGCATGTTGCACGGCTGCTGCGGTTAAGCCTATTACACTGGCTAAAGGCCCAAGCCCTGCATAGCTTGTGTATTCTAAAGGGCCGTTAGGCGCGCCAAATTGATTGTATAGTTCAAGTGGCTCACCGTTTTCATCAGTCGGAAAACCCTCACCTCTTGTCACAAAGCTATAAGGTTGCCAGCCCGGCGGCAGTTTTTCTCTTTTTCTTTTGTCGGTATATCCAGAGTTAGTTTGCGGAATGCCGCCAGTAATATGACCCATGCCCGCAAACATGGCTACTTGTGACATTGCCACGCCAGTAAACGCCATTCTAGCTATGCGTATCTGCCTTTTGCTAGCATCCTTGCCAATCATATCTTTGTGCAAAAGACCCAGCGGTGTGCGTTCAAAAGTTCTTATAATATCGTTTGTTGGCGCTGTGGCGAATGGCAATATGTATCTGCCAAACCATGTATTTTGCAAAGAGCTTGCCGCCTGACCAATTGCGCCAGTGTCAGACATCAACGTGTCATATCTACTTTTTACATCCAGCTCTTCAGCAAACTGCCGTGGACTGTTAATGACCATCAAGCCTTCTTCTTTTGCAGCTTGTTTAGTCATGCCAGCAGCAAGAGCTGCTTTCCTCTGGCGATTTGCCATGGCATGCAACTCGCCGTTCTGCGACAATACTTTAAATAAATCATCACCAGCTAGCAGCAAGCGTGTTGGTATGCCGCTAAAATTGTGTAAATACAACATTGCGTTGCTAAACACATTGTCGATTGCAGTTGACCTTCCCCCGGTCAAAGCCCCGACATTACCAGTTCGATATGTATTAAACTCAGCTTTGTTTACAGCGTCACCGGCTTCGCCAGTTACAAACGCTTCTCTAGCAGCTCTAAGCGCATCAACAAAAGACACTGCATAACCAGTAAATCTATGCGCCACATCGCTCATGTAAACTTGCTTTGTGTAGTCAATTTCTTTGCCAGCAGCGCGCATAATGGCGCGCTCACCAGTGCCATAAATACCGGCAATAAATTCTTCCGGCACTTGCATCATGCCAAACAAAAAGTTTCCGACTACATTTTTAAACTGTGTTTTTGGCCCCGACAGCAAACCGTTTATGTATAAATGCTCAACGCCATTCTTAAATTTGCTCATTATGCCTTTTTGAGCCGCTTCATTAAATGCAGCATCGCCGCCATTTTTCTTTGCTAGCAGCAAACCTTTAGCAGCTTGCTGCATAGTTTTTGCACCACCAGATATTTCAATGACATCTGCATTTATGAGAGCGCTGGCTTCTTTACTCATGCCCTCAGACACCGGGATATTGAAAGATTGCAATATCCGGGCAGCTTCTGTTTGCGCGCCCTTTATTTGTAATTGGATACCATTATGGATCGCTAGCTGACGGCGAAACTGCAACATGTCACGATTGGTTGCGTCACCTTGCGCCACGCGCGTTGCCAGCTCTTCAAGCTTTGTGGCGCTATCAACAAGCAACATTCTTGCAGCCGTAGCATCAGCCGCATTTTTAAATGATGTGCCAACTTGTCTTTTCAATATGTTGCGCGTAACGCCGATAGTATCACTGAGCTGACCAATAGCAGCGTCAATGGTTTCTTCATTAGTGACAACGCCTCTGGTTGCAGCTTGCTGTTGATCAGGCAAACTTTCAGAAACTGCATTGATCAAGGTTTTTACATCGTCTGGCGTTCTTAGATTATCCCAGTTGAACGGCGCACCGTCTTTAATACTTTTCAAATAACTTGCGCCAAGGCTGACATTCTCAAGCACCTCAGCAGCTTGGCTTTCACTTGCTAAGCCAGAAGAATCATCAGTTAATTTAAAACCTTGTTTATCTGCCGTCACACCGCGCTGAGCTGCTGTTACGGTTTGTTGCAACTGATCCTCTGCTGATGCCTCAAGCGCTTCATCTGCATCAGCCAAAGCAGCAGCTTGCCGTTGCCCAGCCGGACTAAGGTCAGATGCTTGGTTGCCTTGCGCTTGAAATTTTGCCAGACCTTCTTCTGACATATTTTTTTTTGCCGCTTCAGTCTGTGTCTTTTTATAATTTATATCCGGGCTTTCAATGTTGCCCTCAGCCAATACGCGGGGTTTGTCACCGATCTCGCCAGTTGGCCGTCTTGTGCTTTTGCCAGTAAAGACACTCAAAAGCGCGTTTAATGCAGCTTGTGGTATTTTGCCAGCTACTTGCATAGCCGGATCTGTTGCCATTTCAGTGACACCGCCGGTTGCTACATCGCGCATAGCTCTCTGGTTGAGCTGAGCTAGTTGCTCTTGCTCAGATGGCGGCATCTGAATTGACATGAATTGTACCCATAAAAAAAGGGCGCTGTTGCGCCCATGTTAGAAAAACCTTACACGATTTAGATGCATTCGTGAAGCTTATTATTTAAGATGTGTTAGTGGACTGTTTATAACTACCAGTGACATAAAGATCTTGGCTAGTTTGCCCGGACTGCTTGGCTGCTATTTGCCGCCGCAATTGCTTTACCGAAAAACTTTCTTCAGTTTTGCCGTTGGCTAATGCGTCACTCAGCAGATTTTCCAAGCTGTTGTTCATAGCTTGTTCCACCATCTATCCACTCCGCTCCTTCACGGTCTGTGTTTTTAAAGACTTTAGTGTCATAGAACACTACATCACCATAGGTCACGCCGTCAAGTTTGCCGATCTCATCCATAACATTTCTATATTCTTTTGCACGATCTATTAATATTTGTTGAAGGTTTGGATCTGTTGCTGTTCCATCAAACTCAGGCACATATTGGAATCTGACCCCAACATATTGGGCTTCAAGCTCTGGCGTTGTATTATCTGTTGTAAAGGTTCCAGAAACCTCGCTAAATTTTTGTTGCGGCTCAACCGCTTGCACATCAACACGGTCACTTTGACGCGCATCGGTCACAAAAGTATAACCATCCATTCCCTTTTCGCGTAATATTCTGGTAACAGCTTGGACAAGGCCATCACCACCCTGTTTCCATCGTCTACTGTCAAAATACATTTCGACACCGGGCCTTGCATTTGGGGTAACATCAGCAACCACTTTTGACACAAACACAGCATCTTGATCATATTTGCGGCCAGCTTCAACAATGCCGTTTATCATTGCGGTTGGTTCAAAATCAATTTGAGTAACAACCTCAAAATTAATAGACCGCTCTGGCACATCATCAAATTCGCCATATGTGCTATTAGCTTGCACACCAATCATTTTTTCATCTTTTAAAACTGGCGCTAATATTTCTTGCGCTAGTTCATTTTGCTCTATATTTGTCGGCACCGCGCCCGGACGCTCTCTTGAAATCCCAGCGACAAACCGTTGCGGCTCACCTTCTAATGTTTTTAGCTCTGTTTTAGCATCTGCTATTTGAGCTGGCGTACTGCCTTTTTTGTTAATAATAGAACGCAATTGGGCAACCCTGTTTCGATCAACAGAACCACCGTAAACAGATTCATAATCTAGTGATCCACCCTCTCCGGCTTTGCTTGTCCAACCATTCTTAGTCCACTTTTCTTTTTCAAGAAACCACACAATAGCTTGTAAATCATCTGCGCCAATTTCGCCCAACTCAGGATTTGCTTCTTTTATAATACCACTGTCATTTATTTGTTTAGCGGCCGCTGCAAACACTTTTTGACCAAATCCAAATTCTGCACCAATTCTTGGATCTTCTAATGTGCTACCAGTAAGATGTTTGCCAGACACAGCTTTTTCTGCTGGCGGCGGTATGCGTGGCAAATCAGCAGCGTCACGCAAGAACCTAGCGGCCCACACATCAATAGTTGCCTCATTGCCAAATCCAATAAGATTTCCAGTAAAGTTAATAGTTTTTGGCGCTTTGCCTACTTTGACTTGTCTAAACATATTTAACAAAGCTTCAGTAGCCGCCGGGCTATTAGTATTGAACAATGATCCTGACGCTTTTGTAATTAACCTAAATGGGCTGTTTTCATCTTTATGTAACGCATTAAGTTCAGCGCTGCCCATAGGTTTACCAGCGTCAATTCTAGCTTGATAAATAGCAATTTCTTTATCAAATTCACCGCGCGTAAATCTTCGCAACACTTGCAACGCATTTTCATAATTTTGTTGCACATTTGTTTGCGCTGATGTTGCCCCAATAATATCGGCAAAAATATCTGCTAAACCGCCAAATTCTTTGCGTAACCGTGTACGCATTGATCTATACCAATTTGCTTGATTAATAATTTCAATAGCTGCTTGGTCACCGCTTTTTGCGCGTTCAACAATAGCTGAGACTTCATCAATTGTAACATCAACAAGTTTTTCTTGATGTGCTTGGCGTTGCGCTTTCCCAGCCGCACCTTTAAGTTTTTCGCCCGGTGGATTATGGAATGCATAAGCTGGTTGCTCCCAGCGTATTTCTAAGCCGCCGTCTTTATCTACTTTGAAAACAGGGTTGCGCTTCGATTGGTCTTTTAAATTACGGCCAGTTTGCACATTAATTGGTAACCAACCGTTTTCTGGTGGGTATTCATTTTTAATTCTTTCCACCTCATCAACCACATTTTTCAAATCAACTGGCTCTTGTCCATCTTTTAGTTTTTGATTCGCAATGTCTGTTTTAATTATTTCTCGTTCTTCACGATTAATACGCCGTCTTCTAACAGCCTTACCAGCCGCAGATATAGCCTCATCAATCATTGGCATAGGATCAGCGCCAGCTCCCAGCGTCACGCTGCTATCACGCTCAGCTATCCGCGCATCAGCCGCCTCACCAGCCCGGCCTATGGCGCGCTTGCTTGCATCAGCTATTTCTTGGAACGGTATCATTCGGGCAACTTTGATTGCACCCTCAATAACAGTTCCGATAACGCCACCTTCCATTGCCATTTTGGCGCGCTTCACCAATTCGCTATCAGTTTCGTATTTTTCCATTACAGACAAGAATGACTGCAACACCGGCATTTGCTCTTCTGGCGGTAATGATTGCAAATGATCTATGATCCCATTGGCAAGTGTCGGATCATCAGGATTAAATGCAGTGAAATCAGCGATAGCGCCCCACACAAAGCCTCTAGCGGCTGCATTGTAGGTTGTCATAGCTTTTACAAGTTTGGCCGCTGGAACGGCTGCTACGCCGAATTGTGTAATGCCTTCAACAAGACCGCCAAGTATTTCATTGTCATATGGCTGGCTAGCCCAATCACGCACAGATTCTGGCACCGGGATCGCTTCATCGACAGCGTTTTGGTAAGCGCCAACTACGGTTCGCATTCTGTCTATATCGCCGAATGCGTTTTTGATTGGCTCCATGCCAACAGCTTCTAAGCCAACATTCATTACATTTTTTGCCGCCTCAACTGGTGCGCCAGCAAGAAACGCAAATGAATCCATCAGCTCCCGGCCACCTTGATCAAGACCTTTAAAAATGGCTTGACCGACTTGGCCTGATATTGACCGCCCATCCGACTGTGCTTCGCCGCTTGGCCCGGCAAGCATCATGTCATCTGGTGACTGTGTTGGCTCAGGAAATGGCTCAACGCCAATAGAGCGTAGCTGAGATGCAAGCAGATACTTGCCGTACTCAGCATCAGCATCGATGGCATCTTCTGCCAATGTCACAAAAGGATGCGCCAAGCTTGGCATGCGTTGATTTGGTTCTGCCTCAACTGGCGCTGTGCCGGGCTCTCTTGTCTCTGGGCCAGCGCGAAAAAGATCTGCATCGGTTTCTGACACTGGATCCATCATAACGCGCATGCGTCCTTGGTTATCCATAGTCAAAGCTTCTTCAGCCGGTGTGGCAAACTTTGTTGGTTGCTCCATTAGCGGCCTTCCATCATATCAAGATAATAACGCACCATATCTAAATCTAATGCCAACAAGGATTGGCCTGTCACTTCGATATGATTGGATAGTGTGTTTAACACCTGACCTAAATCAAAAGTGCCGTCTGCATTTCTTGGGAATGTTAATCTTGTTTGCACTCGCGTTTGTGGGTCAGTATAAGTGCCGTTCTCTTCAAGCAGCTTTAATGTGTTTTTCAGCTCTATTTTTACGACTTGATCAAGCTTTTCGCGCTCTGCCTCAACAATTCTTTTATATTCTTGTTGCATGTCGATAGCACTGGCACTTGGATTTTTAAGCTTGTATCTTCGCCATAAGCGCCGCGCTTGCTGATAAGATTGCTTGGCTTGCTGTTCATACTCTTCAATGTCATTGCCTTGCTCTTCAGCATAACCAAACTCGTAGCGGAAACCTTTTTCTATGTCTGACCATTTGTCTTTTTGTATTGTGCCAACATCGTTCATCAATGAGCGGAATGTCTCTTGTGTCAAACCATCTGCATTCTGTGCTAAAATGTCATATGTAAGTTGACCAAATGGAACAAGCGCTTCCATAGCCATTACAATAGATTCATCATCACCCTGTTCTTGTGTGCGGAAAACAGCGTTAGCTGAGCTACTAGTTTCAAGTTTCTCAATCAAATTTTGCATCGTTGGCGTAATAAAATTTTGATCGCGCAATACTCTCAAGTTTGTTTGGATTTGTTCGTTACTAGTGCCGGGTTCAAAAATTTCATTAAATAATTTTTCGTTGCCGCGCTTGATTGCATCGCGGTCATCTCTTTCGCGTTTTTTGCTGTTGTCATATTCTTGGAACGCGCGTTTTTCCAAAGCATCAAGCAACGCTATATGATCAGCAGGATTTGTTTTTTTAAGAATTTTTAGCATGTGCATAGCAAAAGCACCGTTGTCGTGCTTTTTCGACAGCAGCTCAGCCTCTTCCGGGTCACCAGAGGTAAGCATTTCATACGCTACCAAAGCATTTGGCTGTTCATTCAAAAATAGAGTCAAAGAGTTTTCTGCAACCTCTTTTGCTATTTTAAGCAAATCTGCTTGGTGTTGATCCATTTCCAACTTGCCCTCGTAGACAAGTTTCAATCCATTGTTTGAGTGTTCTGCTATTGCATTTTTAAAACTACGCAACATTTCTTCGCCGTTAGGATAGGCATCAGTATTGTTTATGTTTGAAAACGACATAATTAAGTTAGCGCTGTTAGTGTCATGCAATGCTATTTGCGCGTTAATTACTCGCTCATCGATTGCAGTTCGCAGCTTTGCCCGGTGTTGCGCTGCTTTTGCGGCAAACTTTGTATTAAATTGTTTTCGCGCATATGAATCCAAACCCTGAGAAGCGCTTGTTCGCACATCTTCCACAGCGCCAAACCAACTATCGTCATTTGTAAGATCAGCGCCAAACACAGCGGCTGGGCTTCTAGATCGCTTTAGTCTACTAACCTCACCTTCAAGTGCAGCATCAGCACCGGCAAGCGCTGTATCAGCTTGCAGATCCCCCTCTGATCTTATGCGACCATCTATAAAATTAGATATCAGTGATGCGGCTGTACCAGCCACCTCGCCTTTTGCAAGTGCCGCTTGTATAAATGGGCGGCTGTCTTTTTGAGCGCGTGTGTAGCTAACCATCCCGGTATCGGTGGTTGGTGCAGCTTGGCTGGCATAGACCGGCACTTTAGGCATCAAGCAACTCCATCAGGTAAAAAAGTTTTGCCAATAAGATTTTGTGAACATGTCATAGTCACCAGCCTGTCCAATGCCAGCGCCAATGCCAGTTAGAAGCGCTGTTGTGCCTTGCGCTTTGTAGGCTGACGCTTGCGCCTGACCACCCATGCGACTGACATTGGCGCGCATTCTCGCTTCAACTTTGCGGTCTTCTTGCTCTAGAATAGCGATAGATGTGTTGTACGCATCAACCTCTAGTTCATATTCAAATTCAGCAGCGGATCGTAATGCCACCGATACCGGCGCACCCCGGCTAAGCTCAATGCCACCGCCGCCGTATATTGATCTGCCACGCCCTTGAAATTCTTCAAACAGTGATGTTTTACGCCGATTTGATGTCTCAAGGTTGCGGCCAAGTATTTCAATTTGACGATCCGCAATATCAATGTCGCGTTCAATAATCTTGGCGTTTTCTTGACCGATTGCTCTAGCAAACGCAGCCGCATTGTCACCGGCTCTTTTGTTTTGATATGCGCCGTAAATACCAAGGCCAACAGATGCTATTTGCCACCAGCTCATTACTTACCTCAACTATCGAATGTGTTCATGCGTGGATAAATTGCCAAAACAGTCAGCGGTAATGGCTGTGTTTGCTGAATGACAATCTGATCGTCTTCCTCAAAGCCACCGCGAAATTCTATTTCTTTATCACCAGTAAATAGCGACACAGCAGAACCCATCGCCATAGAGCTGTCTCTAAATGGGATCCGGTCAACATCAGTCACATCGCTGCCAACCTCGACACCAAGCGTTTTATGCAGCCGCAAAGTGATTTCATGTATGCGTTTAATTTTGCCTTGGCTTGTGCCATCTGAGCTACCAGCTTCAAGGCGTAGTGTTTTTAATCTGCTTGTATAGTTTAAACCAACAGCCGCTTTTGTCGTTGCCGGTGACACGGTCACACCGCCAGCAGTCACAGTGGCATCAGGGTGTGTTGCACCATTGTTAAGAATACTGACTGTTTGCCCGGCAAGATGATACAGCCCGGTCAGGCTAGTCGTTGAGCTGCCAGAGTATGACAGCCCACTGTCTACGAAAAACGCTGTTGTCGCATCTGTGCCAAAATCAAACGGCTTCATTCGCTCAAGGTATCGCTTAGTCACACTGTTAATCGTGCGCTTGACGATCATGTAAAGTTCATCTTCTGAATCTTCTGTCGGCAACACAGCAATACTTTCAACCATCCCATAGTCGTAAGTTGCAGATGCCAACGACCCATGTGTGCCGGTGTAAGTGCCACCAATCTTATGCTGGTGCCACGCAACCACCTCTTCTTCCCGGCGATATGTCATCCCCAGCAACTGCCCATCAGCGCGGATCAGCCAGATAATGCTGTCGGGCTCTTGCTGATAAGCAACATCAACTATGCCACCAAGCGTGATATGCTCAGACAATATCGACATGTCAGCCGCTGAATACCCGCTAGCATTGATCTCTCCAGCGTATTTAAATTCACGAAACTTGCGCTTGGCTCGTTGCAAGAAAAGCGTCACATCAGCGACTTGCACCGGCTCAACATTTGCCGTGCCATAGTTGCTGTATTTACGAATCTGTGCGTTTGTCGGCGTTATTGGGCCATCATTGGTTGTCGATAGCACATATTCGCCGCCGCTGGTGCCAATCGTCAAAACCCTTGTCGCAGCCAAATACCTGATGCTGTTTACACGGTTTGATGCAATCTGGAATATAATTGCACTATCGTCAGCCGTACCGGCTGTAAAATTTTCGAAATCACCAGACTTCGACATAAACAAGCTTTGCGGCTCGTTTGTCGTTGCTGCAAAAATCAGCCTTTGCTCAAAAAATGTCACAACAGATGGAAAGCCTGTCGTGTTGGAAAACGCGCCAAGCGCCCAGTTTGTTGTCGCTGTGGTTGCTGACAGCGTGTCATTGATTGTCACAGTCACATTTTGCGCGTCTGTGAATGCTGTAATGGTCGCATTACCCCCTGGCAGACTGACCAGCCGCCCAACATCTGTTGCAGCGAAAAGATTAGTTGATGCCACAAGCGCAACGCCAGTGCCGGTGTCGGCATTTGGATTTAGCGTTGTTGTGGTTGTGTTGACATCAAGATACGGCCCATCAACAAAAGTGATAGTGCTAAATGCCCACGCAGTGTGATCAGTCCGGGTTAGCTTTCGCGGTTCATGCGATGGATGCACAATAAACATTGTGTCGGCAGATTGCACAAATCTGAGATCTGCCAACACTGCTTCTGGGTACGGCGTTGCAATATTGAATACTTCTTCAGCCGTGCCGCCGGATGTATATGTCGTAAAATTAGTTGTATCGATAGCAGCACCAAACAAATCTGTCAGCGTAAATGTGTCAGTTGACACATTAGCCACGCGATAGTTTCTTGTGTTCAGCTCTGCCATACCGCCAACAGACGATACAAATATTTCATCACCGTTGCTCAGACCGTGACCAGCACTTGTAATAACACCGGGGCTAGCTTTAGTAATTGCTGTTATATTCTTTGCAGCATCTAAGACATATTCACCATTACGCACAACGCGCATAATGCTATCGCCAAATTCTAAGATGTATGTGTCGCTTGTTTTAAACTCAAACGGTATCAGCCGCCCTTTGACAGAGCTTGATTTGATCTCGCCAATATATTCTGTACCCGGTCTGCGTGATGCACCGCCATGAGGATGCACCACCATATTAAGCAGCTCAGCCGCACCTGATCTGTATTTTTCTAGGTCAACCCGGCCTTCTAGACGCGGCGAGATCTCGCCAGCTACAAAGCTGGTTTGTGATGGAGCTGAACGCGGCATCGATTAGAACCGGCTTTCAATTAGGTCAGAGGCTTCAAACTTAGCAGCCGCACCCTCTGTCGCATCAACAAAGCGCGCTTCTTTGAGTTTTTCATCATAGAGCGCTTTTGTCGTTGCAATCATCGCATTGCTGCCGGTGATTGCATAACAGATCTCAAATGCCAAACGGGCTGCTATAGTATCAACAAGAAGTGTGTCATATAGGTTTGGATCTTCGATGCGCGCAATATATTTGATGAAGACCGTGCCTTCATCAGTTAAAAGATCGCGCCCTTCGATGACATAGACCGGCCCCCCGGTGTTGTCAGTCATGTTGTCTTGCGGATACATCAAAGTGCCGTTAGAGAACTCTAGAACGCGCAGACAGTCGGCTGGCAGTGGATACTTGAATGTATACCCAAATGGTGGCGCAACGCTGTCCTGTGACAGCTCTGCGCGCTTTATAAGGCTATTCCAGTTGTGAGATCTAAACACGGCATCACGCACTAACAAATAACGCTGATTGATAAGACGACCAGCTTTGGAGTCTTCAGTCAGGCTGATGATGTTCGTTGCGCCAAGCGTGTTGAGCGCAGCGTTAGAAATATCCACCGCTGATGGCATAACAATACCTCACAATAAAAAGGGATGGGTCAGGCTAGGAAGCATCAAAAGCCTGACCCAAACTGGTTTAGTCAATCGCGTAGGTCATTGTGAGTTCGATCAAACCAGTGCCGTTAGCACCAGCAAGGCTCACAGTAACCGGGATGCCGTCAGAATCTGCATCGACTACTGAGTTTAAACCCAGAGCTGCTGTTAGACAGCAACCGACAGTCGTGACAGATGTTGATGCAGCAGCCGCCTTGAACTCATCAACATCCAATGCGACATCGGTGCCAGCAGCATTTTTATATGCGGCGTGACCGACTGACAGTGTTGTTGATGAACCAAGTGCCGCATGGACAAGCTGACCGCTAAGGATCCGCGCACCATTTGGCAGATTGAACATGTGGATGTCTGATTGCTCAGCGGAAGCTGTGTAGCTACCGTAAGCAATGCGAACACGACCACCAAGCTCAATTGGCTTGATTTTTTCAGTGGGGTTGTTTTGATCCCACTTGGTCTTCTGGTCAGAATAAACTGTACCCATCTCTAGTCTCCTTTAAATCACTGTAATGAAACAGTTTACTCGTTACAAAGCACCTGAATAACCTTGGCTTCCTCCATCCTCGTTGCACCAAATGAGGCACAATAATAGACTTGGGTTGCGTAAGATTTATCAGCTCGCGTGGTGATCTCTGCTTTGACATCTTTGCCAATAGCCAATTTCATTCCATCTTCAGCCCATGCATAGCACTGGCGTGATGTGCCATCGTCTTTTAAACGATTGCTCACAATGAACTTGAACCCGACAAACGAATCCACAGTTCCAGTTGCTAACGCTTTACATTATGTTCACCTTGGATCGCTAATCCAAAGCCGCTTTCGCCGCTGCATATCGCTATGCAGATCAGATCATATCATAACCCCAGTGGGGTTCTCTGCGCTTCGGCTGGGCTCCCAGCCTACTCCTATTTCAAGGATGATCGTTGCACCTTCCCGGCACCGCCGGGCTTGGCTCAGAATAATCTCAATGAGACTTCCTCTGAGTTCACAGAGTTTTTCGAAATAGGTTGCCCTACTAAGCCGCTAAAGAGTTAACGGTGTTGAAATCGCTGCTGGTGACTGATGTTGTGTTCAACAGATCTTCGATTTGCTCTGGTGAGACAACAATGTAACGATTGATCGATGGATCAACGCTACCAGCATCAAGCAGTTTCTTGGCAGAGATAAGCTTTGCCACAGTCAAACCAGCGGAACCATGGGCAATGATATTGCCAGCCGGTAGAGCTGTGTTTGTTGTGCCAGCTTTGCCTGTCTTAGCAGATGCATTGAACGCAGCAATGATTGCATCGTCCATTGATCTACCCAATGCAAAAGCCGCCGCCTTCGCATAATTCGACTCAGGGGAGCTGAGCATTCTGATTTTATCCTGATCATCAATGAGATCAGCATACTCATAATCACTCAGCGTAACCATCCGGCGATCATGTGGTGTTTCCATCAATGGTGTATCACCATGCCGTGTGGTTCTAAGAGCTGCCGCTGCTGATCCGATTTGATCAAAAAACGCCTTCTCGCCATTTACAGTTTCTGTATCCACAGTAGCGCGCAGAAGACTGCCTTGCTGCTGTGAAAGCATTGTCACATTTGCTGAAAACTGGTTCACAAATGCGGTTGTAATTTGAGTTGACATATCGTCACCCTCCACATTTAAAGTTGAAATTTAAGTGAATTTTCGTTCCAGTTATCCAGCAATGCCGGGCTGTAACTTGGTAGGCGATTGGGGGCCGTTAGGCTTATCCCGCATTTCGCAGATCAGGGGTTTCGTATTCCCTGAGCTGCAATACATCAGCGACAGTTTGCTCATGGGCTGGGTGATTTTTATCCCAGTATGGCGTACCCGGCGCTGTTAGTTCTGCAATCTTTCGACTAGCTTCTTGAGGTGTCATCGCCATTTCTGATGTGGCACCTTCAAGCGTGTCTTCACCAAGCTGGTCAGCTAGATTTGCAAACAGCTTGATTATCATTGGGTGATCGCCTAGCGGCAGACCATTATCCAAAATTATGTTATCCCAAACCTCTGGCGCAATGCCCATCGCTTTGCCAGCCGCTGATGCGCGCTGAAGCTTGTCTTCGTAGGCTCGTCCAAATTCTTGGCGTAAGTCGTCCTCATATTGCTGAGATACTTGCTCTTGCTCAGCCGCAAACAGCTTCTCGCCTTCAGCAACATCTTGCTGTATCCAGTCAATTACATTTTGTGCATGCCGGGGTATGATGCCTTTTTCAGCAGCCATGGCTTTAAAGCCCTGCATCGTGTCTGTATCTAGATCACTATTTGTAATCTCATACCCATCTGCATTAACTGGCGCGCCAAGCTTTTGGAAAATTGGCATCCAGTCATCGTCATTTGATCCATGGCCGGGCAGAGCTATTTTGTCAGCTCCGATCATGCGTTGTGCGTGGACATGGCTTTTCGCTAGCTGTCCGACATCAGTAAAATTTTTCAGTGACGGCTCATGCCGTAATTCTTCCGGCAAACTGTCAAGAAAGCCCACCGGGGCAACTTCCTGAGATCCGCTTTCTTCAACCGGGGTTGTCTCAACTTGGTCTTCCATTTTTTATTCCTCTTGTTGTGTCTGCTTCCTATCGTCAATCATTCGCATAATCGTCAACACAACTGAGCGCTGCCCTTCTAGGAACGCTGAAAAATGCGGATCACCGCGCTCAAATGTCGTGTTGTTGATGTTAAAACGCGCTTGCAAATCTTCCAAAACTGCCGCGCCTTCTTCAGATAAAAACACCTCGCGGTACTTGATCTGCAACATTTCTAGATGGTTGTTCTCGCTCATATGTTAGGCACCTCGCCGGTTGCCTTAATATATGGCGCGATCTGCCCGGCCTGTTCAGCATTAGCTGCTTGCTGTTGCGCTTCTGCCTGAGCCTGAGCCTGTTGCTGTTGCTGGCGGCGCACCATCATCACTTCTTCGTCAGAGCGTATAACTCTTGCCGGTAGGCCAAGAACATCGACAAGGTATTTGATCATCTTGTCGCTATCCAAATAATCCATGACCGGGGCCATTTCGCCAAACTGCGACAACACCTCAATGCCCCTCAAGGTTGATTGCAGCTCAGCCATCTTTTGCGACTTAGCAAGTGGGCTGACATATTCGATGTCGATGTCCAAACCTTGCAGCTCTTCTGGTGGCTCTGGGAACGCACCCTGTCTTAATAATATAGCAAAGGTTCGATCTATAAGCGGTTGTAATAATTCGTTTTGCATCCTGCCCATGACCGGGCCAAGCAGTCTCATTTTCTCTTCATTGCGCTGCAACACCTCTGTCGCAGTCATTGTCTGACCTTGGCCCATCAAGAGCTGATCAACAAAGAACGCTTCGCGTATCGCTTGGCGGCGTTGCTCTTCCATGTTGAGGCCAAGCGCATTGTTTGCACCAACTTGCAGCGGCTCTAGCCTATCTCTGGTGCCGGTACGGTAAAAGTTCAAGCTGCCCGGCGTTGTGCGAACTGGCAACAGGAACCCATCATCAGGCACCATCAATGGTGGATCTAGCTGCTTTTGCGCTGATCTAATGGTGATCTCTGACATTTTATTCAGCATCTTTGTATCGCTGAGGCATGTCATGCCGGGGCTGCGCCCATAAACTGATACGCTGTCTTTGTTGAAACGCGGTATCAGCATTGGCATTTCGTCAAAGCCGCCCTCGCCCAACACCATTTTTGTTTCGGCGCAATAGTAGACTGAGCCGATAGCTTTATCTAATTTTGCGAACAGATCTGTCTTCATGCCTTCTTTTGGGAAGATTGCATGCACAACCGGGTGTTCTTTGAATGGATCTTCTTTGAGGCTCTTGTCTATTTTTTGCGGCAGATTGTCTTCGCCGAACCGGCTGGCAATCGCTCTAGCTGTCATTTCAAATTTGCGATAGACAGTGTCCACCTTGCCAAGCGCATTTTCTGATATGTAAATCTCTGCGATATGTCGGCAGCTAAATCTCACGCCATCGCCGTCACCCTCGACAAACATAGCCGCCGTGCCAAACACAACAAGGTCATAGTAAAGCTCATGGATCTCTTGCTGAAAGTTTGACCGATTAAACGCCATATACATTTGATCGGTTGTAGCTTCTAGCCACTCATTGGCCTCATCGCTTTCTTGTAATATCGGATCTCTGTATCTTAGCGAAAACCATGGCGCTGATGCGCCGGTCAGCATGCCATGCAAGCTTGCTGACAGCAGCTCGACAGCGTGAATGGCTGTGCCGTCATAGATCAGCTCTGTGCGTTTATCGCCTTGGGCGCGCTTTTTTGTAATGTCAGCCCGGCGTGGCAGCATGTAGTCTGCCAGCTCTTGCCAGTGGCTTTCCCAGTTCGAGCGCTGTGTCTCTAGCGTTTTCAACCGCCGGTCAAGCGCAGCAACCTCTTTGCGGATCGGTTCTGCCATTAGTACATACCCCCGGCCATTTTGGATGGTTTGTCTCGTTTTACGCCGGCAATCGATCTGCCACGGCTTTTACCAGCAGACTTTTGCAGCAAGCGCTCCAGTGGGTTTACATTCATTGCACCGCTAAAATTCATTGGTTGTGGTGCAGACATGCCCATTTTACCGGCAAGGTTCTTTTTACCGCGTAGATCCATCATTGTATTAAGCCAGACATTAGTGAGCGCCGCCTAGTTCTGGGATTAGACAGCAAGCCTTGTGGGCTTGTGCCTACAGTAGATTCTTGGCCTAAACTGGATTTTTTCTTTGCTTCTTCGGTCTGATCGCCATCACCAACATTGCCGGGCGCATCTGGATTATCTGGCAATTCTTGATTCACACCGTCTTCTTGATCTTCTGATAGTCTACCGCCGCCATAATTTCGGACGATCCTTGATTGCACTCTGTCATCTTTATCAAACCCTGTCGGGTCTTGAGCCACAATGTTAGCATATGGGCCAGTGTAACCAGCTATTTGCCTGCCGGTGTAAACATTAAAGCCAAACAAGCCTTTGGTAACATTTCCTGCATAGATGCCCTTTTCGTCAAAAACGACATCAACTATGTTTGGGTCTTGAAGCTGTCTATTCATGTACCCACGCTGCGCCGCATTGCCAAGATTTATAAGCGCACCACCCGGCGTGTAAGCCCCGATCCCTGTTACATTTTGATTTTCGATCCTGTCTTGTAGTTGTTTTTTTGCATCAGCTATTCTGTTGGCTTTGGCTTTAGCCGCAGTATCTTTTCCGGCTTGTGCCGCTTTTGCAAAATCCTTTTGTGCTTGCCCACTATCCTTGTCAGCTTGATATCGATCAAGGGTGGATTTCATTTTGTCTGGATCGCCCTTGTAATAAGTCGGTATGCCACTAGGGCCGGGCTTACCAGAGCCACCCATGCGCCGTAACATCCGCGCTTCGCTTTTATTGATGTAGGCTAGTGAATGTTCCTGACCAGCAACATTTACTTGCCTAGCCGGGGCGTTTGCCATTTTAGAAGCCATGCTGTTCTCCTCAGTTCGCAGCCGCACTGCTAAATGGGTTGTAATCCATCACAGCGCGTTGCTGTGGTGGCCGGTGGCTCATACGGCTTTCTTGTATGCCTATTGCCATATACCGAAAGCTGTCGGCTGCATGCGATGACCAGTCGTGAACTGGCGTCAGCCGGTAACTTCTGCTTTTTTCGTTATATGC